TGCCTATCGCGTACTCAATGATTCTTCGAGTGCTCGTAAGATAGTGATCTCCCGCCGTGTGTCGACCTCGCTTGATGTGAAAATACCAAGGATGCGCCCGTTATTCCATCCGAAAGCTTCGGTTAGGATGACACACGCCTTGGAGTCGATTGCTCTACTTGCTGTAAACCGCAAACGTATAGAACGCGGTGTAAACTGGATGAGGAAGAACTTTAAACAGCAGACGGATTATACCGAATAGCTGCTTCCTCTATTTCTATCCTTTCAATTGGAGTTTGGCAATGTCAAATATTGCAAACATTACCGTTTTTGACGGCGCGGCAACGCCCGTCTCCCATACCCTCGTCCCTGTCTCCGTCGAACGTGACTCTAAGTCCGGACAGATTGTGTGCGTTTGGCGCGAGCAACTTGCTTCGTTGCCTACGTATGCACAAGTGACAGCGACGGCACGACTTTCGAAGTCGCGTCAGTCGGGTGTGTGGAACGTTGATTTCCGCGTGGAAGTTCCCGTTATGGAATCGATTTCTGGTCAGAACGCTTCAGGCTACACGGCCGCGCCTAAGGTCGCATATCGTGACACGTCCGGTATCTATGGACACTATCACGAACGCGGCTCTATCGCCGGTCGTCGCCTGTCGCGGCAGCTCGCAATCAACATTGCAGGCAACATCAGTACTTCTGTTGCCGCTGCCACCTCTGGGGTTATCCCGGAGTTGTTCGACATGCTAGTCGCGCCCACTTAATTCACGGGCATTCAGCACTCTCTTTGAAAGGAGTATCTTATGTCGAAGTTTGACGACTGGCTGAAGACTAGTAGCGATGAAGAGACCCTTCGATTCGCAGAAACGCTTGCGCGTGTATTCCTTGCGCGAGCTGGGGGGGCGGGTGCCCAACTTACAGACCTACTTAATTGTAGGGATTGGGTTGGGATACTCGATTACACTCCTCCTATGGTTGGTGTGACACCCGATCAGTACTATAATGTTGCGCAGGCCCAGGCTATGTTTTCAAAGCTTGAGTCTTTGCCGACCGGTATTGATAAAGAGGCAGCAGCACTTACCAAGTTTCTTGACGGTGAGCGTAGGTGTGGTATTTTCAACAGGATCTTCGAGTCTCGAGCTCGTGGCGCTATGACATTCGCGCCGCGCGTAGAAGCCGTATTGCACGGTTCCGCACGTAAAATAGCTGAGATCTTGGGAGACTGTCCTCCTATCAAGGAGGCACCTTTGCGCTTTTCCGTTGGTGGAGCGACCACTAAGACAAAAAAGATGGATGCAGACCTGCGTGAACTTATTGCAGGATGCGTCCAAATGAGCGAAGAGCTGGCGTCCGACTTACCAAAATTGGATGCCTTGCTATCAACGCTGCCACATGTCTTCCCTGAGTGGGGGATCGATGGTAGTACTGATATAGAGATCGCCTCCGGGCGTCTCAGCTTCGTCCTAAAGAACGCAAAAACCAAGCGCGGTATCACCGTGGAACCACCTCTGAACAAACTGGTTCAGAATGGGTACGGCGACATCATGCGTAATCGGTTAAAGCGTCATGGGTGTGATTTGCAAAATAGTGAGCGTCAAATCGAGCTCGCTAGGGTCGGATCACTTTACAACAGGATTGCAACTGTTGACCTATCAAACGCCTCAGGCCTCATATGTAATGGGCTGGTCTTAGACCAGGTCCCAGAGGACTGGCTTGATATCTTCTATTGGTCTCGCACCGGTACCATATACAGCGAGGAGCTTGGAGAAATCCAGCTCCAGTCTTTCGCCGGCATGGGCAACGGCATCACTTTCCCGCTTGAAAGCCTTCTTTTCTGGGCTATAGCGATGAGTGTTTGCGATGTAGAAGCAATCAGGTTCCCCGTCGCCTCAATATACGGCGATGATATATGCATCTCTAGTGAGGCCATACCGCTCCTTTATGAAACATTGGAAGCGATTGGTCTCCAGGTCAACGTCAATAAGTCTTTTGTTGATGGACCCTTTAGGGAAGCATGCGGGGGTGATTGGTATTTAGGATACGACGTGAGGCCTATTTACTTACGTGATAATGTCAGTTCGGAGTTACTTTATTCTCTCCACAACCAATTCGTGCTTCGGCACGATGAGGAGGTGTGTGACATTATCCGCCGCCATATCTTCTACACCTTAGGTCATGTCCCTATCCGCGGCCCGCAAGGGCTCGGTGATGGACATCTATGGGTAGATTCGTGGGAACAACACGCCGTGAGGCGCCCCAACATGAGCGGGTGGTACTTCGACACTTACCGGTTACGCCCAAAAGTGCGCTTCGTGGTTACAGCTTTTGACCACGTAGTGCCACTTGCGTTGACCGATAGTGGAAACAGGCATCAACTCCTATGCACTACAGAGCAGTCCATCAAGATGGAGCTGCAATGTGCTCGGGTTGGTGATCTCCTTTCAAATCTTACTAAACTCAACCAACTTAGTAGGAAGCGGGAAGCCAATAGACCATTGGCAGTCGGTTCACCCTACACCAGGATAAATCACTGGCTACGGAATGAACTCCGACAATTCGCCCTTTCCTTTGAGGAGGCTGCTGTCGCAACAGCACAGCAGACGGCCAAACTGAGACGGAAGAGAGGTTGGAATGTGAGGTACCATGCAGTAAGTAAGCCCGATCCAGACATCACTGTTTTTGGTACGCCCCTGCCGGGGCACAGTGGTGTGGATCGATCCACGTTGTACATTTTAGGGTAGTGTTGTAATACACCCTATGGTTCCTCCCCTTTGGAGGGT